CTAGCTTCAGCATCAGCAAGCAAGTCTTTTTCAGACGAGCAAGAAGCAACTTTACAAGCATTTGTTACAGATAACTCAGGTTCTTACACATATGCTGAAATTGCAAGCAACTTCGAAGGTGGACACTTTTCTGCTAAATCAATTCAAGGAAAAATTCTTTCTATGGAATTGACAGAGCATGTAAAACCTGCTCCTAAAGTAGAAACAGTTAGAACTTATACTCCTGAAGAAGAAGGCACATTTGTAGAGATGGTCAACGGTGGATCTTTCGTAGAAGAAATCGCAGACGCACTTGGCAAATCTGTTAATTCAATCAGAGGTAAAGCTCTTTCACTTCTAAGAAGTGGCGAAATTAACGCTATTCCAAAGCAAAAAGAAACTAAAGGATCAAGCAAAGCTGACGTCCTTGCTGATATCGATATTTCAGATATGACTGTAGAATCAATCGCAGATCAAATCGGAAAAACTGTAAGAGGCGTGAAAACTATGTTAACAAGACGTGGTTTACAGTGTGCTGATTACAACGGTGCAGCTAAAAAAGATATCGGTTAATTACTGAATCTTTAAGATTAGTTACGGCAGGGGTTCGCCCCTGCCCATTTTTTTATACTTTTGAGAGAGTTATATAGTGAATATTGCATCAGCGTTACTGAAACAGATTATAGTTCAGAAAGATTTAGACACATGGTCTAAGTTAAAAGAACATTACCTTCCTGGTGAATATCAGTCAATATTCCGCATCCTTGATAAACACATAGATAATTATCAAGACCTCCCCCAATTTGAAGATCTCCGATATGAAGTGCGAGATCGACAACTTTCCGAAAAAATATTCGCAATCGAATCAGTTGAAGTCGAAGTAGACGCATGGCTTTTACTTGATTATCTCAAAAATGAATATGCACAAGTAGAAATTCTAGATGAACTTGATACTTACATTGACAACACAGTTGCGATGGCTAGTGCAGAAGAAAACATAGAGCAACTCCAAGAAATAGTATTAAGGGTAAGTGACAAGGTAGATGTCAAGCCACCCGAAGAAAGTATGCAAAGCATATCTTTATTCGAGGATGACAAAGAACTATCGAGGTATTTACCCTTAGGACTTAATAGTGAGTACGACTCGCAAATTCAGTTCTCTCCCAAAGATTTAGTGCTAGTTGGCGGGCGACGAGGAGCAGGTAAATCAGTTACCTGTTGTAACTTAGCAGCAAACGTTTACGATTCAGGTCGTAGTGCGCTCTACTTTACTATAGAAATGGACAGCAGATCAATCCTTCAAAGGATATGTTCTGTTTCAACAAAAATACCATTAAAAAGACTACGCAGTAAAATGCTATCCGCTGAAGAGTGGAATCTAGTAGGCGGCTGGTGGGCAGGTAGATTTGACGGTGGGCATGATTTATTGCCAGAGTTTGTGAAAACACATGACTTTGACACATTTCATAAAAACCTAACAAAACTACCTCTCCACAAAGAAAAGCAATTGGATGTCATTTATGATCCAGCTTTAACTCTCTCAAAAATACAGTCAGAGCTAGACAAAAAAGTCAACCAACTTGATGTTGGTGTGGTTATTGTTGATTATCTTAACCAAGTCAAACGCCACAATGCGCCAAGTCGTTCAGGTCAATATGATTGGACAGAACAGATTGAAGTCAGTAAGAAAATGAAATTATACGCTCAAGAATATGAAACTCTATTCTTTGCCCCATATCAAACAGATGCTAGTGGAGAGGCTAGATTTGCAAAAGGTATACTTGATGCGGCAGACGCTGCTTATGCTTTGGAAACTTGGGATCAGCAAGATGAGTGTATGACTTTTAATTGTGTAAAAATGAGAAGTAACAGAATGGAAAGCTTCACAAGTGCAGTAGACTGGGAAACCTTGAAGATTGGTCCGCAGTCGGCACTTAACCCCAAAGAAAAAGAAAATATAGAAAACAGTATGAAAACAGGAGAAGATGTAGATGACATTTAGATGGCAACCATGGGTTTTAAGCCTATACATATATGGGGCATTTGATCCCTTAATTTTAACCATCGCTGCATTAGTAAACAGATTATGATTTTATATACAGAAGCACAATTAATGATAGCATATACTAGATATGTGCGAAAACTAGGAGAGTCAAGAATTAAAGTGGCGACTCCTACAATAGAGGAGTTTCGTAATATTTACGAAACAGAGTTAGAAGAACAACTATGGGATCAGTTAGATGACTAAAACAGAGAAAGCCGCATTACAAGAATCTGTACTACAGGTAGGCGCTGCTCTTGTTATTAACTTTCCATTACAAACATTCCTACTATGGTTATTCATAGAAAGATGGGGATGGACAAGTGCATTTTTGATATCACTAACAACTACTTTTATATTTACAGTAGTTGCATTGATACGAACATACATGATTCGTATGGAAATTGAGAAGAGACGCAGACATGGCTTATGGAGAAAAGTAAGGAATGGCGGCAGATAGAATCAGTAAGGAAACGGCAGAGTTAGTAGCTCTGCCTCCCTACACATGGGAAACACGATCAGTTAAATTTCTATTGAATCAGAAAAAGATTTATCAGAATATAGAACGAGTACCCATAAACGAACCACTATATAATAGTATAGTAGAACATGGCATAAAATCTCCAATATTATGTATGCCAAACTATTATCCAATCGCAGGGAGCCAAAGAATGAGAGTGATGTGGGAGATAGTAAGAAAACACCATGATGGATGGATGTTTAAAACAATGAGTATTAAAGTATGCCGTTTTGATAAAGAATGGTGGAATATGTTTTACTTGTGGGGAGATAAAAAAGAACGAGATCGAATTATTGCAATTTGGTTTCAAATGGTAGAACTTGCTTGGAAAAGTAAGTACTACGAGTACGACACAGATCCAAGTGGTAAAGCTATGACAGACTTTGAAGAACTTGGAGATCAATTAAAAGGATGGAAACACAAACAATGATAAAATTATTAACAGCAATATTTGGACTAGGGGTAGTATCGTCAGTTCTATTTGGATTTGACTTCTTAGTACCAATACTATATAAACTTAATGGCATGTGGGGATTCTTATTACTTCTAATATGGATAACTCTATTACAACTAGAAGATAAAAGATGAAAGTATTTTTAGAACACTTTTTCTATGCATTGACTATGTTTATAGTATTACTTATACCAATTATTGGTATAGTATTAATGTTGGATGCAGTAGCTAAATGACAGTAGAAGAACTACTACAAGAACGAAAGATACAATACAAGTTGTCTCCAGCAGACTGTATTGTAGCATGCTTAAATCCTGAGCATGACGACAGCAATCCTAGTATGAGGATTGATAGAATTACTGGAGTATTCAACTGCTTTTCTTGTGGGTTTAAAGGTAATTTATTTAACCACTATGATGCTCCTTCGAATCCGTTGGATATTCGTAGAGAAAAACTCAGAAGAAAAGTAGAAGAAAAAAGAGCATCTTCCGTAGGATTGAAGATGCCAAAGAATTTTATGCCCTATGTAGGAAATTGGAGAGATATATCTCCTGACTCTTACAAAAATTTTGATGCCTTTGTGCATCCAGACAAACCATTTACAGGCAGAATTTCTTTTCCAATCAAGGACTTGACAGGGAGGATAGTGGCATTTAACTGTAGAACACAGTCTATGACTGATGTTCCCAAATACTTAATCCATCCCCCAAAGGCAGTATTACCACTATTCCCTGCTCGAGTCCACCCTATAAAAGGTAGAGTAATATTAGTAGAGGGTATATTTGATATGCTAAATCTACACGACAAAGGATTAGAAAATGTTGTGTGTTGTTTTGGTACTAGAAATGTAGATATCGAAAAACTAAAACTACTCAAAATGCAAGGTGTGGAATCAGTAGACATACTATTTGATCCAGACGAAGCAGGACAAGAAGCTTCAATCAAGATACAAGAAATGTGTGAGATTGCAGAGATATTGTCAAAGAATGTAAAAATACCGATTGCTCTTGGGGATGCTGGAGCACTCAACAAAGAAAAAGTAAAACAATTAAAGGAACAATTATATGGCTAAAATAGCACTAATAGAAAGTAAACCTAGTCGAAATGACTATGTAAAACTTTTCAACAACGAGTTTGATTTTGACAAGTATGAATTATGCTCTGATCCTACAGTAAAGAAAGTACTAAAACGAGACTGCGATATTGAAATAGATATTGATGCTTATGACTGGCTTATACTTATAGGCTCGGAGTCATTAAAATTCTTTACAAATCAAAACTCAGTCACAGAGTACAGCGGAAGAGTTGTAGATGATAAATTTCTACCAGTAATAAACCCAGCAATGATAACATTTAAGCCAGAGGCGAAGAAAGTTTGGGATGAATCTAGTAGTAATATTACGAAGTACATTAAAGGAGAACTCAAACAACAGAAACTTGGAGAGGATAAATGTTATGGTATTACAGAAAGCGCAGACTTATATGTATTTCTAGACAACGCACTGAATCACGAAAATGATTTTGTAGCACTTGACTCAGAGACTTCAGGTTTATACCCACGAGATGGATATATGCTTGGTATTAGTTTATCTTACGAACCAGAGCATGGCGCATACATTAGTACAGATTGTATTGATGAAAAAGCCGAGCAACTACTACAGCAACTCTTTGATAAAAAGAGAGTAGTATTTCATAATGCTAAATTTGATTTGGCTTTCTTTGAATATCATTTTGGATTTAAGTTTCCAAGATTTGAAGATACTATGTTACTACACTATATGCTAGACGAGAATCCAGGCACACACGGTTTGAAACAGTTATCCCTCAAGTACACACCTTATGGAGATTATGAGAAAGGTATGTATGAGTGGATAGATGATTACTGCCGTAGAAATGGTATACTCAAAGGTAGTTTCAGTTGGGATTTGATTCCTTTTGATATTATGCAAGACTATGCCGCAATGGATGCTGTTTGTACTTTCTTACTCTTTCAGAAGTTTGAAAATGCTCTAGTAAAGAATGAAAGACTATATGGAGTATATAAAGATATTCTTATTCCAGGCTGTAGATTCTTAACAGATATACAAGATACTGGTGTGCCTTTTGACAAAGAAAGATTGCAGACATCTTCAGTGCTTATGCAAGAACAAATTGATGAAGCTATTGCGAAGTTATATACTTATCCAGCAATTAAAGAGTTTGAACATAATCAAGGCAAAGACTTCAATCCGAATAGTACAATGCAACTTCGAGGACTATTATTTGACTTCTTGGGATTGAAACCTACAGGAAAGAAAACAGGAACAGGAGCACACAGTACAGATGCTGAAGTTCTAACTCAACTTGCAGAGGAACATGAAGTACCTCAATTAGTATTAGATATTCGTCAGAAAGTAAAAATTAAAACTACTTATCTTGATAAAATATATCCACAGCTTGATAAAGATAGCAGACTTCGTACTGGATTTAACTTACATGGTACAACATCAGGTCGCCTATCTTCTAGTGGTAAAATGAATATGCAACAGATACCTAGAGACAACCCGATTGTTAAAGGATGTATTAAAGCTACTCCCGGCAAGAAAATAGTTGCAATGGACTTAACAACAGCAGAAGTTTATTGTGCAGCTGTACTTGCCAATGATAAAGCATTGATGGAAGTATTCAAAAGTGGAGGAAACTTTCACTCAAACATTGCAAAGCTCGTCTTTAATCTTCCCTGTGAAGTAGATGAGGTTGCAGAACACTATGGCACACAAAGACAAATGGCTAAAGCTGTTACATTCGGAATTATGTATGGAGCTGGTCCAAAGAAAATTAGTGAACAAGTAACCAAAGATAGTGGTACTTACTTTAGTATGAACGAAGCAAGTGCAGTTATTAAAGATTACTTTGAACAGTTTCATGGTCTTAAGACTTGGCTAGACTCACAGAAAAAGTTTATTCAAGATAATGGATTCATATATTCTCACTTTGGTAGAAAGAGAAGATTACCAAATGTATTCTCTACCGACAAAGGTATTGCATCACATGAAGTAAGATCAGGAGTAAACTTTCTAGTACAATCGATTGCATCTGATGTGAATTTACTTGGAGCAATTGATGCTCACAATATTATCAAACAAGATGGCAAAGAAGATAAAATGAAAATCTTCGCTCTAGTTCATGACTCTGTTTTAGCAGAGGTTGACGAAGACTGGGTGGAACACTATCAGTTCATATTAAAAGGTTGTATACAAAAAGACAGAGGCATGTCAATACCAGGCTGTCCAGTCGGCTGTGATTTTGATATTGGAGATGATTACTCCTTTGGAAAGTTTGAAAAGAAGTATG